CTACGGCATCAGGGGCGTTCGGCCGGCTTTGGAACTGGACTCTGGAATCTTGGTATCTGATGTACCGGATACCGACGGAGCTTATATAATCCAGTGGAACCAGCCGCCCACAATCCCGACTTCTATTTCTCACGGAACACCACGCGCCGGACAACCGTTAACCATTACGACAGGCGGGTCCACTGATCCGGAAGGCGACCCGATTAACTATGTTTTTGAAAGGCGCGTCGATACTGGGCCATACGAGCAGATAGACATAACCAGCGAAAAAACCGTTCAGGACATAGTTCCGACTTCCGGAACCAATTACCAGGTCCGCGTTAAAGCCGTCGATTCAAAAGGCGCTGAATCGGGTTACAGAACGGGCGAATCCGTTCCGATCGTGTATAATACCGATCCGGTTATAAGCGGAACAGACGAAAACCTGGGGGCGCACGAAGACCCGCTGACTTATAACTATACCGTCACGGACGCGGAAGCCGCTTCCCAGACGCTAACCGTTACGGAAAAGGTTACGAACGGAGCCGAAACAATAACCCTTCGTACCTTTACCGCGACCAGCGGAGCGACCAACACCGCCGACCTGTCGTCTGTATGGCTTAAACTTCTTCCTGGAACCCATACCCTTACAATCACCGTAAGCGACGGCGCCGGAGGAATGGCCCAGCGTGTGATCACATTCAGCAGGACCGTAACCAGGATCGCCGCTTCCCGTGCCTTTACAACCGACAGCCTGGTTACTAAATGCTTCCTGTCAATTTATCCGTCTGAACGGCCGCTTGATAGCACTTTGCATTGTGAAGTATGTAATAACCCGTTCGACGACGAACCTGTTTGGGAAGACATTACAGCAAAGGTCAACAGGTATGTTCACACGTTCGGAAATAATACGGTTGCCACAAACTACGGCCTGGCTTACAGGTTCTATTTGACAAAGGGAAACCAGCAGATAGAAGTAAGCCAGGTTACAGTTCGTTTCGCCTAAAAGGAGGTTATGAAGATGTTTGATCCTAAAGAATGCGAACACGTCCCGAAGGAACAGAAGCAAAATGAAAAGGACTTGCTGATTAAACAGCTTTTTGAAGAAAACGAACTTCTGAAAGGCTGTATTATGGAAATCTGCGACGTTGTCTTCGCGGAAGAAATCCCAGAATAGGAGGAAGCGCAATGTCTAAACTTGTTCAACTCTACGTCAAAGAAATAAAGGCCGGCAATATCACGCTGGAAGAAGTCCCCGCCGGCCTTAAAAGCAAAGTCGAAGCCGCACTTGCTGAAGAAAATAATTCACAGGAAAACGGGGTGGCCTAAATGCGGGCCACCGTTTTCATATACCTTGTAAGAATAATCTTTGGAAAGGAGGCTTTCGAAATGCTTGTTCGCCTGTATGCCGGCGAAATCATTCTGGGGAAAATCCAGCTTGAAGACGTGCCGAAGGGCCTTTATAAGCGTGTCTACGAATACCTGGTAGACATGGGTTATATTGAGCCTGAAGCACCAGAAGCCGAGTAAAACGGCAAAAAGATTATGACCCCCTGGGGAATTCCAGGGGGTCGTCTTTTGCCCAGAAAGGAAGTGAAGTCTATGTCTTATACTGCGTCGGGCCTGGTCGACTATGTCAAAAAGGCCCTGAAAATGAATACCGTCTATATGTGGGGCGGGATCATGCGCCTTGTAACCGAATCCTATATTTCGGGCAGGGCGAATCAATATCCGTCCTGGTACACGCCAGCACGCGTCGCAAAATTCCGCGCACTAATCGGTAAAGATTATTACGGCGTCGACTGTGTCGGTCTAATTAAGTCCTATTACTGGGGCGGCGTCGGTTCAAAGAACTATAAAGCCGAAACTGATAAATCCGCGAACGGTATGTTCCAGGCGGCAACCGAAAAGGGTCCTATCAACACCCTTCCGGAAATCCCTGGCGTTTGCGTATGGCTGGACGGCCATATCGGCGTCTATATCGGTAATGGACTGGTGATTGAATCGACAAACAACACCAGATTTGGCGACGGCGTTTGCCAAACGAAACTATCAGATCGCAACTGGACCCACTGGCTTAAATGCCCTTATATCGAATATGAGGATCAGTCCCCTTCTGACGGTCCAAAAGCAACAGTCGGAACCGAAGAACAAAAAACATTTATTAACAAGATCGGTCCTATGGCTATGGTCGACATGAAGGCGACCGGAATCCTGGCTTCCCTGACAATAGCCCAGGCGATCCTTGAATCCGGCTGGGGTAAATCTAAACTGGCAACGGAAGCGAATAACCTGTTCGGAATTAAGGGGACCTATAACGGCCAGGGGTACACCTGCAAAACCCAGGAATGGGACGGTTCGAAGTTTATCACCGTCGAAGCGACATTCCGAAAATACCCGTCCTGGGCCGAATCGCTGGCTGATCATTCAGACCTGTTTAATCGCCTGGATAGATACAAAAAACTTCGCGGCCTTACCGACTACAAACTGGCCTGTAGATATGTTTATGAAGCCGGTTACGCCACTGATCCAGGTTACACGGATAAACTAATCAACCTAATTGAGAAGTATAACCTAACCGCCTGGGACATAAAACATGAAAATTCTTCCGGTACTGGTCCCAGTGAGCAGAAGCCTTCAGAAACGGTTTATATCGTGCAAAAAGGCGACACCTTATCCAAAATAGCGGCGGCTTATGGGACTACCTATCAGGTATTGGCCGAATATAACGGGATCGCAAACCCGAACATTATTCACGTCGGACAGAAAATCAAAATCCCATCCGGCAATACCGGAGGACCGCCGGCGAAAACCTATAAGACCTATACGGTCAAAAAAGGCGATAGCTTATGGGCGATCGCACAGAAAGAACTTGGAAACGGGTCCAGGTGGCCCGAAATTCAAAAACTGAATGGCCTATCCGGAACTACAATCTACGCCGGCCAGGTTCTAAAAATACCGGTTTAGTCGGAAGCGGGGTGAATCTATGACAGTAGAATTGACAGTCGTTATTTCGATCGCGTGTACCGTGCTGGGAGCCGCGATCGGATTTGCAACCTTTAGAAAAAACAGAGAAAAAGACGCCGAAGAAGAAGGCAAGGCTGACGGCGTCGTTCTTACAGAAATCGGCTACATAAAAGCCGGAATCGACGACATCAAGCGCAAACAGGACAGACAGGACGAACTTTATATCAAGATTGCCGAACGGCTGACGGCGGTTGAAGCGTCAGCGAAACAGGCACATCTCAGAATAGACAGATTGGAGGGGAAAATATAATGTCTAAAATCATTGAAAAATTCGCCTTGCTGATAAACGTCAAGACCATTGTTACCTTTGTCGTTATTGCGGTCTTTGCTATCCTGGCATTGCGCGGCGAATTCGACGCACAGGCAACAATGCAGGTCGTAACTATGGTAATCGCCTTCTATTTCGGAACCCAGCACGAAAAGAAGGACCCTGGCGGCGACGCCCCTAAAGACTGATAACGTACAATAAAAGCGGACGGGCCTTTATAGCCTGTCCGCTATTTTTATTATCAGGGCGAAACAATCCTGGAAGACCAGAATATCTTCAAAGGGGTTCGCCTTATTTTGCTTTGGTGGAGGGTCGGACTTCAAAGTCGAACCCTTCACCGGATCAGTCGGGAAGCCGCTGTCCTCTATGTTTACGGTACGCGGCCGCCCGCTTTCATCAATGTAGTTATAGGTAATCGTTATATGATCATCATAGACGAAAACCGCTTTAACGAAGACGTCAATAATCAATCGCTGGTATTCCGGATCGTCTATGTCACCACCCTTGAACTGGTTTAGCCAGAAGACAACCTGTTCCCTGGTGACCTTTGGGGTGACTATTTCTTCATGGGTGATCCTGGCTTCCAGGTCCTTTTTCTCTTTCTCCAATTCCAACAAGCGCGCCTGTGTGGATTCTGAAAAGATACCGAGTTCAACAGCCTTTATAAGATTAGCGATAGACTTCTTAACGCCTTCCAGTTCTAATTCAAGAGCGCGAAGGACGCTTCTGTCCCGTTCCTGATTTTGCAGTTCAATAACCCTGTCGGCGATCATTTCGATAACTTCATCAACCAGGACGCGGCGGACGGTTTCTGAAACGACCAGGGTTTCGATCCAGTCTTTACGGACCGGCTTCTTATTACAGCCGCGCCGGCGCTTGGCCTTCGCACACTTATAATAATAATATTTCCTGCCTTTCGTTCTGCTTGTCCCGCTTTCGCCGTTCATATTGGTTCCACATTTACCACAGAACAGCTTTGTTGAAAGTAAATAGTCCATTTTAGCCGCCGCCCTTGCCGGCGCTTTTTTATTTACGGCCAGCATTTCTTGAACCCTTTGGAAAAGGTCTTCGTCTATGATGGCCGGCACGCCGTTTTCAATTACAACGTCGTTCCACTTATAGACGCCGATATATTTTTCATTCCTTAAAATCCTATGAAGACTATTCGGGCCAAACTTATTCCCCCGCGACGTTCGGCAACCGCGATTATTTAATTCGGTGATTATTTCGGTTACCGTCTGTCCGTTGGCGTATCTTTCGAATATTTCCTTGACGATCGCGGCTTCCGCCGGATCGACAACGAACTTCTTGTCAGGTCCTATTTTGTAACCCAGCGCTATATTCCCGCCGGTGACCTGGCATTTTAACGCGCTTTCCTTCATGCCGCGCTTAATGTTCTGGGAGAGGTTAGCGGAATAATATTCGGCCATTCCTTCCAGCATTGATTCCAGGATAATACCTTCCGGCGTATCAGATATATTTTCTTTGGCCGATATAACCCTGACGCCATTCTTCTTCAGCTTTGCCTTATATATAGCGCTGTCGTATCTGTTCCGCGCGAAACGGTCCAGTTTCCAGACGATCACCGCTTCAAACTTCCCGCTTTCGCTGTCTGCTATCATGCGAAGAAAATCTGGGCGCTGATCAGTTCTTCCGGTTAAGGCGCGATCTGTGTAAACGCCTACAATGTTTATGTTATTTCGTTCCGCAAACTCATAGCATTCGCGAAGCTGACCTTCGATAGACTGGTCTGTCTGGTCAGGCCCTGGCGAATACCTGGCATAGATAACCGCGTTCATAGCTTCCTTTCCCTCTTTTTCTTTTTAGAGGAATAGGCGGCCATAGCTTCAATAAATATCTTCTTAACTGCTTTATAGTCCAATTCCATAGAATAGTCGGTATTTGGATCAATATGCTGATCATCAAAACTAATTTCATCTTCCGGATCATAAGCAATGGTTGTACAGCGACACCCTTCATGTAACGGCGGATAATTAACGCCGATACGCGCGGCACTAATCGGAAAATGCTTGCCGTCAAGTGCTGAACATAACGGGCAGGTCCGTTCGTCCGAAGTAGCCATAAATTCATATTCTTTATAACCGCCTTTTATGTACATTTCAAGATCATTAGTCGCCAATAACAACACCCCCTCTTGACCGCTTCGGCGGTCTTTTTTATTTGTTTTGCTTTTCTTTCAATTCATTAGCGAAAACAAGCACTTTTGCCTGATTCATGGCATTAAGTTCAGCAAATATGTTCAAGAGTTCTATTTCATTAGCGGTCAAAAATCTTTCTGACCCGTTGATAATAGTTACCGGCGCATGAGCGTGTCCAATAATTCCGTTATTTGTATGAACATTACCCGTCACAACTTCCTGTCCTCCAGCAAGATAGTCAACTGACACCCCTATTATTTCAGCCGCTTTAATCAGGTTAGGTCCTTTAGGTTCGGTTTTCCCGTTCGCCCAATCTGAAACTGTCGACGCAGAAACCCCCAGTTTTTTAGCTAATTCCTTCTGACTTATCCCTTTTTGTTTTGCCACCAAAACAAGTCTTTCTCCTGGCTTCACTAAACACACCACCTTAACTAAAAAAATTCGGTTAATACTATTGACAATTCAAGTAAACCGAATTATAATAAGGTTAACCCTATGAAATTAGGGCAAACAAAATCAGCCAACAGAAAAGCAAACATCTGTCGGATTCGGTTTAACTTATAAAATAGGTCTTCATCAACTCTATTATATAAGTAAACCGAAGTAAAGTCAACAGAAAGGAGGTTAAAAAATGGAAAAATACCTGACCTGTGAGCAGGTCGCCGAAAGATACGGCGTCAAGGTTATAACCGTTTGGGCCTGGATACGGGAAAAGAAATTGCCGGCAATCAGGATCGGCAAAGGTTACCGTATCAGACCCGAAGACCTGGAGGCTTTCGAAGCGGCCAGGAAGACAAAATAAGGGGGTTTGCGCATGGGACAAGTACGGTCGATCAAGATTCCGGACCACCAGCTTAACCGCCTGGCCCAGCATTTAATTGACGTCATTCCCGAATATTTCAAAAATCCGGCCAACCAGATCCGGTTCGAAGAATGGGAGATTCAAAACAATTGTGAAGGGAGGAAAAAACGTGAGGTCAAGCAAGTGTAATCGTTGCGGCCGGACTTTGAAAAATCCGGTTTATATGGAAATCGGATATGGCAAAGTCTGCGCCGCCAAAATGGGAATTTCGGTTCCATCAAAGAAACGCGTCGACGACGTTGAATGCGTATTTAATCCTTACAACATGGAGGATGAGTAAGATGTCTGCCAAGTGTGATATGTGCGGAAGAGTGTTCGGGTATTTCGCCTTCCTTATGTTCTTTCTCATGTACGGGACTGTTGGAGCGGTTGAATGTGACACGCTTCCCCTTTTCGAAGGAACTATCAGGTCAATAATCTTCCTGGCCTTGTGGGTCCTCTTTACTTACCTGGCCGGAGGGTTTGAAGAATATTCGGAAAGGGGGGGACAAGCAGTATGAAGTACAAACCGAAGACGCTTACACCTGTTCAGGTCGCGCAGGTCGTCAAAGCCCTTCTGCTTCTGGGCGAAGAATATATCACTGTTGAAGCAGTAGAAAAAGACCGCTACGCAATCACCACAAAGCGCAACGGTCCTAACCCTAAAGAAAAGAATTAAGTTTTATTTCATTCTATCGAATTAAAGGAGGTTTTTCAAGTGTTGAATCTATATGATACCGAAGCCGTAAAGGCTTTCATCTTCGATATTCTGGTCGAAAACCAGGAACTTAAAAAGCAATTACAAACCGCCCAAACTTCTTCTGATATGTGGTTTATGGACTACCAGACACAAAGAGATCGCGCCGATAAGGCCGAAGCACGCGTCTCCGAATTGGAACAGCAGATCGCAAAGCTGACCGCCGGCCAGACCCAGGAAGGGGGCAAGGACAATGATCATAACGAATAAATTCAACCTTCCCGCCCCTTTTGTCAGCCTGGCCCAGCGTGATTATATTTACGAGCCTAACGAATACCGCGTCACTTCCCTTTTGAAAGGGGTCAGGGAAACGATCCTGGAACGCAGGCATGGCGACAAGATCGAACGTGACGTATCGGATATGGTCTGGCTGTTGTTCGGAACCGCCGTCCATTCCGTTCTTGAAAGGCACGAGGAAGGCGAACACGAACTGAAGGAAGAACGCATTAAAATTCCTTTTGGTAATTATATTCTGTCCGGTCAGTTTGACCTTTATAACGACAAAACAAAAATAGTTACCGACTACAAGACCGCTTCGGTCTGGAAGATCATATTTGGAGATTTTGAGGACTGGCGCCGTCAACTTCTTATTTACTGCTATATGTTACGCAAGATCGGATTTGACGCCCAGGGCGCCCAGGTGGTTGCCTTTCTAAAGGACCACAGCAAGCGCGACGCTAAAATCAAGGCCGATTATCCGCCTTATCCTGTCCAGACTGTAAAGTTTACCTTTACCGACGCTGACTTTGCCGAGTGTGAAGAATGGCTGACAGCTAAATTCAAGGAAATCGCGGCCGCTGAAAAACTACCAGACGACGAACTTCCGATCTGTACGCCAGAAGAAAGGTTTAACAGCGGCGACAAGTTCGCGGTTATGAGAAAAGGCCGTAAGACCGCCCTTCGCGTCCTTGACAGCATGGAGGAAGCTAAACAATGGATGTCCGAAAATGGCGGCGACGAAATTCAGGTCCGCCCTGGTGAGGACAAGAAGTGTATTGATTACTGCGCGGCTTGTGAATTTTGTAATTACTACAGGGAAAAGGTGGTGACCGGTAATGGCGGAAGTAAAGCAGTTTGAAATTCCTTTGCTGTCTGCCAAAGACGTCGAATGTCGTGTTCAGAGTGTCAGCAAGAATAAAGCCGGCCGCGTCGGCGCTGTGTTGCTGATTTATAAAGACGCCCGCGTCGATATGCGGATTCTTGACCAAGTCTTCGGACCTTCCAACTGGCAAAGAACCCATGAGGTTATAAACGGGAACCTGTTTTGTAATATCGACATCTGGGACGACACGAAGAAAGCCTGGATCAGAAAACAGGACGTCGGAGTCGAGAGTAACACAGAAAAGGAAAAAGGCCAGGCTTCAGACGCTTTTAAGCGCGCTGGCTTCAACGTGGGGATCGGCCGTGAACTTTATACCGCCCCTTTCATCTACGTTGAACTTGCGGATTCTGAATATTACGTCGAAAGGCAAGGCCAAAAGGAAATTTACAGATGTTTTCCGAGTACGCGCTTTTCTGTGGCCCATATCGGCTATAACGACCGCCGCGAAATATCAGAACTGGTTATTGTAGACCGAAACGGCAATGTCAGGTTTGATATGAACGCCCAGAAAACAACCACAAACGCGCCAGGACCTTCAGCTAATACAAACGCCCAGGCAGGAAGACAAACGGCCCAGCAGGCCCCACAGGGAGCGTCCAGCGGCCCCGTTTGCCCTGAATGTGGTGGTCCCATATCTTCAGCCGAACAGCAGTATTCCATGAAGAAGTATGGCCGCGAATTGTGCCGTTCCTGCCAGAAGAAGGTTTAAGGGGTTTCCTGTTAGTCGAAAGGGGGTGTATTTTGTGCCAAACAGGATAATCAAAGAATCAATATGCAGAAGCGAAAACATAAATCAGCTTTCGGCAGGAGCGGAAGTCTTCTTCTATAGGCTTATTGTGAATTGTGATGATTATGGCCGGTTTTCAGCCGATCCGGACCTTCTGGCTTCGCTTCTATACCCACGGAAAAGGTCCTTAAAGACTTCTACGGTTAAAAAATGGCTTAATGAGGTCGCGAAGGCCGGACTGATCATAATCTACGAAAACGGCGGCGAAACATTTATCCAGGTCAGAACATGGGACAAGCACCAGCAGATCAGGAATAAACGCAGTAAATATCCGGCACACACTGACCCAGATAGTAATGTGTTGGTAGATGTATTCAACGGAAATCATTTGATAGCAAATGATAGCAAATGTCCCCGTAATCCAATCCAATCCAATCCAAATAAGAATCCAATCCAATCCGAATCGCCTGACGGCGAAGGGGTGGTTTCTGGTTTTGATTTGTTCTGGTCTGCTTATCCGAAAAAAGTCGGCAAGAAAGACGCTGTTAAAGCCTGGAATAAGATTAACCCAGATGAAAGTCTGGTTAAGGCCATTATCGAAGGGGTTGAACGCTGGAAAGGAACTGAACAATGGAACAAAGACGGCGGCCAGTTTATTCCCTATCCGGCGACCTTCCTTCGACAAGAACGCTGGAATGATGAAGTCCAGTCGATTGCCCCTAAACAGCAGGCACCGGCTGAAAAGAATTACGACGACGACGAAGACTTTCTTTCTACCTAAAGGGGTGATGGTATGAATGAGGTTATGAACAAGCTGGTCGCCGCAAGTCTTCAGAACCGTAATGAAGACGACTACCTGGACGAAGAAGGTTTCCTTGTGTGCGGTAAGTGCCACACCAGGAAACAACAAGACATAACCCTTCCAGCATTCGGGGACCGGTCCGAAAGGGTTGTTCGTGTCGGAATAGCTTGCGAATGCAGGAAGAAGGAAATTGAAGCAGAACGCGCGGCTGAAGAACGAAGACAATTCCTTCAGCGAATGGAAGTCCTTCGCCGTGACGGGATCACCGATCCGGCGTACTTACAATACACCTTCGACCAGGACGATAACCGGAACCCAGAGGTTTCCGAAGTCTGCCGGCGTTACGTCGAGAACTGGGACGAAATGTTTAAGGATAATATCGGAATCCTGTTTTATGGCGGTGTCGGGACCGGAAAGTCCTTCCTGGCTTGTTGCATAGCAAACGCGCTTATAGAAAAGCTGGTTCCGGTTAGTGTTACGAATTTTCCGCGGATTTTGAATAAACTTCAGGGTTTCGGGTTCGGTGAAGAACGTCAGGAATTCATTGACAAACTACAGCGTTATAAATTGCTGGTGATTGATGATTTGGGCGTGGAGCGGGACACTTCGTATTCTACCGAACAAGTCTACAACGTAATTGACACCAGGTCCAGGTCCGGAATGCCGTTGATCATTACAACGAACCTGTCAATGGACGACTTAAAGAACCCGTCTTCCCTGGGCCACGCACGGATATATGATCGCGTCCTGGAAATGTGTCCTATTCGGCTAAAGCTGGTCGGGGAATCCAGAAGGACAACAATAGCGAACGAACGTAGAGATAAAGCCAAAAAACTTCTTGGTCTGAAATGAAAGGGTGTGAAGAATTGCGCTGTAAACTGACTATCCCTGGCCTTCTGCCAGGTTTGAACGAATATATCGAAGCCGAACGCGGCAAAAAAGGCAAGTACAAAGCGGCGTCTATGAAGAAGCAAGCTGAACACGTTATCGGCTTTATGATAAAATCCCAGCTTCGCGGCGTCCGCTTCACCGGACCGGTGGTTATACATTACACCTGGATAGAGCCTAACAAAAGGCGTGATAAAGATAATATTGCCTTTGCAAAGAAATTTATTCAGGACAGCCTTGTCCAGATGGGCGTCCTGGAAAACGACGGCTGGAAACACATTGAATATTTTACAGACAGCTTCGCCGTAGACCCCAAAAATCCACGGGTTGAAGTGGTAATCGAAGATTATGAAGGAGGTAAACCTTGTTATGAGCGTAAAGGTAAAAATTAAGCACCTGAAACCTGGTACTGTTTTCAATGCCGGCCCCGTGGCCGTTAGAGTTCTGGAACATTTTGCAGACGGTAAAACCCTGGTGATAGCTGATGAATGTATCGCCGACCGGCCATTTACCTGCCAGCCTTTTAAGCCTAACCGGCCTGAAGACTGGAAAGCGAACAACTGGCGGACAAGCACCCTTCGCGCCGATCTGAACCGTGACTTCCTGAATAGTTTTGACGAAGCCGGCGGCCCGATCCTGTCGGAAAATATCATTCCGGCAGAATGGGACCTTACCGACAGCGCCGGCAATAACACTTACGGAAGTGTTACTGACAAAATCGGCCTGCTAACTGAAGCTATGTTCAGGAAGTACAGCGAACAGGGACTTCTTGACCTGGACGACTGGTGGTGGCTTATAACCCCGTACGCCGGCAATTCGAGCAGCGCG